GTTGCTGGAGCCGGTATACTATGGACTATGGTTTCAATGCATAGTTAGGAGAAAATATGAAAAAAGATTATCAAACAAAAGATATAAAAGCTACTACTAATAAAAAAGTAGAAATAGTAGAAGAAGGCGGAATATTTTATTTCACAGTTGATGGAAATAAACAAGGATTCACCAAATTAGAAAATGCAAAGATAGCCTTAGACAGAATACAGAAAGGAGAATAGATGTCAAACTCAATAGAAGAAGCTCTATCAAAAGCAGTAAAGCAAGTAGAAGTAGGAGAAGTAACAGAACAACCAAAAGAACTTTCCACAAGAGTAAAAATACTACTAGCAAGAAAAAAGAATCAACAAAGAAGAAAGAGACAACACATACCTAAAGTTCTTAGATGAGCAAAAAGAAGACACCAGAAGAAAGAATGGCAATCTGTAAAAAATGCCCTCACTTAAAAAAGTGGAAAGTTTGCGATATATGTAAATGTTTTATGCCCCTCAAAACAAAGATTAGATGGGCAGAGTGTCCTTTGGAAGACCCCAAATGGACATAAGGAGAGTGACATGCCTAAAGGTAAAGGAACATACGGATCAAAGGTCGGTAGACCAAAGAAAAAGAAAAAAGGTGGGAAAAAGAAAAAGTCAATGGGAGGCTTAACAGCAGCTCAGAAGAAACTACCTAAGGCTTTACAAGCAGCTATCTTGAAAAGAAAGAAAAAGAAGAAGTAATGGCTGTTCGTAGAAGAAGAAAAGCAGTTAAGAAAAAGCCCGTGCCTACAAACCCTAAGCTATATGCTAGGGTTAAGGCGCAAGCTAAGCGAAAGTTCAAAGTATATCCATCGGCGTATGCTAATGGTTGGCTTGTAAAAACATATAAAGCCAAAGGCGGAAGGTATCGTATGGGTACTGGACGTAAGAGAAGATAATGGCAAAACCTAAAGGTGGCCTAAGTAAATGGTTTAAACAAAAATGGGTAGATATTGGAAGACCTAAAAAGAAAGGCAGATATCAACCTTGTGGACGAAAATCCGCAAAAACATCGAGGCGAGGATACCCTAAATGTGTACCCTTAGCTACAGCAAGAACAATGAGTAAAGCACAAAAGAAGTCTGCAGTACGAAGAAAAAGAGCAAAAGCTCAAGGAGTCGGCGGCAAACCTACTAGAGTGAGGACTTATACAAAAAGAAGGAGAAAATAAATGGAGTGGCTAAAAACTAAATGGACTCAATTTATAAACATCATCACAGGGCAAGATAAGAACTGGGATGGTTCAGTAGACATCAAAGATAAAATGATGGCAGCAGAACAAAAAGCGAAAAGCTAAAATATATTAGCTAAGTCTATAAGGACTAGCAATGGGGAGAAAATACCTAAATACTGATATACAAAAAACCTTGGCTCTCTCAGAGAGATTAAAGATAACTGTACTTGAGGAAATACAATGGGGTATCACTCTCCGAACATTATTAAAATTACCGAGAACTAGTACTAATACTGTTCTCATTAACAGGCTGATAAGCCAAAGTACTCGATAGAGTAAAAGAGGAATTCAAAATGGCAGGATTTTTAAACGGCCCAAGTGTTCACGGCACTTCAAAACTAAGAAAGCATAAATTGAAGCGAGGAGTAACTCGTGATATGAATGCTGCGGCAGGAGCATTTGTTAATACTAAATCTCCTACAACACAACCTGGAGGCTTCTATGGAGCAGCTCCTAAAGCAATAGGACCAAGGTTTGGTAAAACAGTTAATCCTAAGAAAGCTAAGTTTGGAAAGAAAACACCTTCTAAACTATTATCGAGAAGGAGAAGAAGATAATATCTTTAAAAAAATAAATAAATTTATGAAGTCAGGTAGACTTGATAAAGTAGTAAAGAAAGCTTTACTAAAAAAGAAAAAACATGGCACTAACAAAAGCAGAAAAAGGAAGGTTGAAAAGAGCTGGGCTAACCAGACTCAATAAACCTAAAAGAACACCTAAACACAGAACTAAGAAAGCTGTAGTAGGAGTTAGAGTTGGCGGAAAGGTGAAAATCATCCGCTTTGGTGCACAAGGCATGGGACATAACTATAGTCCCGAAGCTCGAAAGAGTTTCAAGGCAAGACACAGAAGGAATATTGCTAAAGGCAAGAGTTCTGCAGCCTACTGGGCAAATAAAGTGTTTTGGGCAGGCAAGGGTGGCTCAACAAAAAGACCACCTAAGTCTCAAAAATATGTACGAGGAATTAAAAGGAGAAAATAATGCACGCTAATGGAACCAAATTATGGTTAGATGAAGGAGCAGCACACGCAACAAAATTTCTACAAAGATTAATGAATGTAGAAGAAAAAAGAGAGTTATCAAAAGCAGAAGAAAACTTAAAACAGATAGCTGCTTCCTATTGTTACTTATATGGCAAAATGTTAGAACTCGGAGAACTGGAATCCGATGAACACCACGACATCTTTCCAGATGAGATATTGCATTGATAGAAATTAGTCGTACAGATATAGTTAGTGATTATCTAATGGATTTAGAACAACAATCACGTTTCATAAAACTTCCTATACTGGAGTATCTTGAACTATTAGGTATAGAACCTAACACATCTCAAACAGCAATCATTAATGCAATCAATAACCCAAAATATCGTTTTATTACAGCGGCAGTTTCACGTCGTCAAGGAAAAACGTATATATCCAATATTATAGGACAACTCGTATGTTTAGTCCCGGGGTCGCATGTACTATTGATGTCACCCAATTATTCACTATCGCAAATCTCATTTGATTTGCAAAGAAATTTAATCAAACATTTTGATTTAGAGGTATTAAGAGACAATGCAAAAGATAAAGTTATTGAACTTTCAAATCATTCTACAATTCGTATGGGCTCCATTAACCAAGTTGACTCGGTTGTGGGTAGATCTTATGATCTCATCATATTCGACGAGGCCGCTCTCACAGACGGGAGGGATGCTTTCAATGTTGCGCTCAGGCCCACATTAGACAAAGAAAACTCAAAAGCAATCTTTATATCTACTCCAAGGGGTAGAAACAATTATTTTGCAGAATTCTACTATAGAGGACATAGTGAAGAGTTTCCCGAATGGTGTAGTATAAAAGCTACTTACCATGAAAACCCTCGTGTGTCAGAGTCAGACATTATAGAAGCACAAAAGACAATGTCAGCTAATGAGTTTGCTCAAGAATATATGGCAGACTTTAATGTCTACGAAGGACAAGTATGGGCATTCAATCATGAAGAATGTATAGCAGATCTATCCCAGATTGACGTAAGTAACATGGATGTATTTGCAGGACTTGACGTAGGTTACAAAGACCCCACAGCTTTCTGTGTAATTGCTTATGACTGGGACAATAGAAAATACTATCTATTAGATGAGTATATGGAAGCAGAAAAGACCACAGAACAACATGCAGCTCAGATTCAAAAATTAATTCATAAATGGGATATTGATTATATTTATATTGACTCTGCAGCTCAACAAACGAGATACGACTTTGCACAAAATTATGATATCAGTACTATAAACGCCAAGAAATCTGTATTAGACGGAATAGGACATGTAGCTACTGTAGTAGATAACGATGAGATAATTGTTAATCAAACTTGCAAAGAAGCACTTATATCATTGGACCAGTACCAATGGGACCCTAACCCTAATTTATTAAAAGAGAAACCGAAACATAATATGGCATCCCATATGGCAGATGCTATGCGTTACGCGTTGTATACATTTGAAACTACAGCCACAACGTTTTAGCAATACCTACAAAAAACAGTTCTTGACATTTGCTGTATGTTTTTGTTATAATTCTAATTAAGAGTAGAAATATGAATTTCAAAAGAGACTTAGTTAAATACGTAAGAGATAAAGCAAAATCCAAATATAAGAAATCAAGCGATTGTTATATTTGTGGTGACAGCGAACAATTAGATTTTCATCATTTTCACGGGCTTACAGAACTACTAGAAACTTGGATAAAAAAGAAAAAATTAATTATTAATAACGAACAAGAAATACTAGAGATTCGAGAAGCCTTTATTGATGAACACTATAAAGAACTTTACGAAGATACAGTAACACTCTGCCATAGTCACCATATGAAACTACATTCAGTATATGGTAAAAGACCCAAGTTGATACACGCAGAGAAACAAAAAAGATGGGTCGAGAAACAGAGAGACAAATATGGCATGGTACGATAGATTCTTAGGAAGAGATAGTGAGGAAAAACTAAATCCTGCACAATACGTTATATCCCGAAATGAAGGAATGACTGTCGACTCTAAAGAAATAGTAACGAATTATAAAAATGCTTATGAACAACTAGAGATTGTTAATAGAGCTGTAAATATGATTGTAGATGATGTTGCTGAGATTCCATTCGCAGTAGGAGAAAAATTAGTAGGTACTAGTAATATTCTTAAAAATATTCGTAGATCTAAAGTAGACTTGTTACTAAATGTAGAACCTAACCCTTTTCAGGATATAAGTTCTTTTAAGAGAAATCTTATAATTGACCTACTTATAGATGGAAATATCTTTGTTTACTTTGATGGTGCTCATTTATACCATCTTCCAGCAGACAAAGTTACAATCTATACGGATGACTCTACTTATGTAGAAAAGTATTCATATAATAACTCAATAGATTATAATCCAAACGAGATTATTCATATAAAAGAGAATAGTTTTAACTCCATATATAGAGGAGTACCAAGATTAAAACCTGCTTTTAGAACCATGCAACTATTAGCAAGTATGAGAAACTTCCAGGATAACTTCTTCAAGAATGGAGCAGTACCAGGATTAGTACTTAAAAGTCCTAACACTCTTTCTGAAAAAGTAAAAGAAAGAATGATGCAAGCATGGAGTATGAGATACAACCCTAATACAGGCGGAAGAAGACCTCTCATATTAGATGGAGGACTAGAAGTAGACCCATTAACTGATGTTAACTTTAAAGAACTAGATTTTGCAGAATCAATCAAAGCAAATGAAAGAATTATTCTCGAAGCAATGGGCATACCACCAATCTTATTAGATGGAGGTAATAATGCAAACATTAGACCTAATCATAGATTGTACTACTTAGAGACAGTACTACCAATTGTTAAAAAGTTGGGATATGCATTAGAAAGATTTTTTGGTTTTTCACTAAATGAAGATGTAACAGGGATTCCTGCTTTACAACCAGAATTGAGAGACCAGGCAGCATACTATGCTACTCTTGTAAATACAGGCATATTAAGTGCCAACGAAGCAAGAGAAGCACTAGGAAAAGAACCTGTAGACGGATTTGACGAGCCAAGAGTACCTGCAAATATAGCAGGCTCAGCTACAAATCCGGAACAAGGCGGTAGACCTGAAGAGGCTGCCCCAAGCGAGGAAGAATAATTATGACAAGAAAAATGATGGCACAAGCCCTATCTGATTACTTCAGTAAAAATGGCGGTTCAATGGACTTAGTTACATACAAGTCAAAAGGAAACGATGTCCCAGTTAAAGATTATGTTTTACAAAAGCATTTTGGTAAGTGGACTATGGTTTTAGCAAAAGTAGAGCGTATTGCTCCTTGGACTGTAGAAGTAGTAAAACCAGTTAAAAAAGCACCAGCTAAGAAAGCACCTGCTAAGAAAAAAGTGGAGAAGAAAGATGTCAAATAAAATTTATCATTGGACTAGTACTTTTAAAGCATTAGGTGAAACAGATGACGGTGGAATAGATATTAAAGGTTCAGCAAGTACAAACGGACTTGACAGAGCTGGAGATATTATTGAAAGTGATGCATGGACAAAAGGTGGATTAGAAAATTTTAAAAACAATCCAATAATTCTATTCAATCACAATTACGACAAACCAATTGGTCGTGCAAAAGATTTAAAAGTTACAGACAACGGTTTAGAAATATCTGCAAAGATATCTAAAGCTGCTGGCGATGTAACACAACTTATTAAAGACGGTGTCCTTGGAGCTTTTTCTGTCGGTTTCAAAGTCAAGGACGCTGATTATATGACTGAAACCGATGGATATAAAATAAAGGACGCAGAGCTTTTTGAAGTTTCTGTAGTATCAGTTCCTTGCAACCAAGGGGCAACTTTTGGCTTAAGCAAGTCATTTGATAGTATGGAACAGTACAACGAGTACAAGCAAACTTTTTACAAGGCTAACCCAGCAGAATCAGCAGACGCTGTTAATGTTGAGCAGCCAAGACGGGAGGAATCCCATAACATGGAGACAAATATGTCAAACGAAAAACAATCTCCTGAAAGCAATTTCGATTTAGAAGCTTTTGCAAAGAAAGTAGCTGCTGATACAGCTGCTGAAATCGCAATGAAGCAAGCTGAGTCAAAAGCTGCTGAACAGAAGGCTGCAGAAGAAGCTGCTCAAAAAGCAACTGATGAAGCTGAAGTTCTAAAAGCTAACGAAGTAGCCGATCAGGAAAAAACTAAAACTATAGTTGAAGCTGGATTAACAGGAGCCGAGAAGCTCATGAATGATGTTGAATCTAGAGTTAAAGAAGACTACTCTAATTTAGAGTCAGTTGTTAAAAACTTAGAATCACAACTAGCTGAGAAATCAGAAGAAATCATGAATATCAGAGAGTCTAAAAGACATTTCGCTGATAGAAGTGGTACTGGTAACTGGAAAAAAGAATTTGAAGCAGATATCCTTGATGCAAAATTTGCTGGTCTAGCGACTGGTAAAGGCTGGAACAATGATATGGCTAAGTCTTTAATGCAAAAAGTAAACCAACATTCAGGTATCGATGTTGCATCAGCAGACTTTGAACAAGTTGTTTCAACTCAAATCGAAAGAGATATTCAAAATGAATTAGTCTTAGCTCCTCTATTCAGAGAAGTTCCAATGACTTCTGCTAACATGATTATCCCAATTCTACCAGATGCAGGGTATGCTGAATTTACAGCTAACCAAGCAGCAGGAGGATCAGCTCCTCATGGTAACCTAGAAGCAAGAGGTGCCGCTATAGGTGCTAATGACGGTATAGTTATGACTGAGAAAACTCTTTCAACTCAAAAACTTATCTCACAATCTTACTTAGGTAATGAAACTGAAGAAGACGCAATTCTACCAATTCTTCCTTTAATTAGAGAGTCTATGGTTAGATCACATGCAAGAGGAATTGAGAATGCTATCTTAGCAGGTAACCATGCTGATGGTGTTTATTCATCTGGAAGCTTTAATGGTTTATTAAAACTAGTTACAACTGGTGACGGTTCTAATGCTTATGCAACTTCTGACGGTGCAAGTGGTTTTGCAGCTGCTGATAAAGTAACTGCTGATGACTTACTCAACTTGAGAAAGAACATGGGTAAATATGGAATTAATCCACAAGACGTAACTTATATTGTATCGCAAGACGTATACTTCAATTTATTAGAAGATATCGACTTCCAAGACGTACAATTAGTTGGTGATATGGCTACTAAGTTAAGTGGTGAAATTGGTCAAGTATTCGGTTCAAGAGTACTACTATGTGACGAATTCGCTACTAAAGCAGCAGGCAAATATGGTGCTGTAGCAGTCAATACTAGAAACTACGTAATGCCAAGACTTAGAGGTGTAACCGTTGAGTCTGACTACGAAGTTGCTAACCAAAGAAGAGTACTTGTTGCTTCACAAAGAATTGGTTTCTCCGACTTGATCGGTGGTGCTACTTCAGCTTGGGGTTTCACGTATAAAGGTTCGTAAGGATAACCCTTAACAGGAAATGGTTTATGGGAGTGTACCTAACACTCCCACTTTTTAATTATGGCAAATTTAATAACATTAGCACAGTATAAAGAATTCGCGGGACTTACCGGGGTCTCTGAAGAT